ATCCAGTCATCTAATCCAGCATCAGAAGTATCTTCTACTGAAGGACTATCATCAAAACTAGTAGGTTGCACTCTTTCCATCATGTCATCCCACTGTTTCTTTTCCTCATCCATACTAAATTTAGGTTTTAATCTTGTTCTATCTTCACTAACTGAAGCACTTTCTACAAAATTAAATTTTCTAACTCTTAAATATTGACTAGGATTGTTCCTTGTACCATAGCAAACAAATACATTTACTTTAGCTCCTGTTTTAGCAGATGCTATGATTTGCTTAACTAAAAAGTCAACAGCTGGTTTGTAATCTTCAAATTCAGGAAGATCTTTAGTTTTTGAATCTGGATTAATAGCATGTAATAAACCTACTAATCTAGACATAGCAATTCTTTTTTGACTATCACTATCACTATCTTTTGGATAGTAAATAGCGTCATTAACCGTTGCTCCTGTAGAATCTGTATAGAGTACTTTATAATCAGGTGAATTTGGATTATCATCAGGTTGTTTTCTAACGATACTCACGCCAACATCTGTTACTCTACCAGCTTGACCGTTGTTGAAGATTTTCACTTCTTTTTCTTCTTCTGTAAAATTGTTTAAATTTATCATATAAAATTATTATTTTTTTTAATATTAGTTAACGTCAATTCTGTTTACTAATACTTTAATAATAATTTATGAATAATAATTGTTAATAGCTTCGTTTACCTGCACCAAATCATTATCTACATTATCTTCTTCAAACATTCCCATAGGTGTCTTACACGTATCATCTCCGCCAGTAATAGTTCTAAAAACATATTGTACTGGATTACCAGGACTTTTAACAGCTTCTGCATAAAGCACTATACTGGAAAAACTCTCTGGGAAGAACTTTTTAATTTGTTTACCCTGCACTGATATTTCCATACGAGGAAAACCAGAGTCATCATAAACAGTTTCTGGATGACAGAATAAATAAACTATTAAATCATCCCTAAGCTTTTCATTGATAATATTAATCAACTTGTAATGTGAAAATGAGAAATTACCCCACTTTTCAAAACCTTTATTTTTTACAAATGTTGGAGCCATAACTCCATCTGTCATCATTCTACTCCAAGTATCTATAATAACAGTCTTAATATTATCTTGCTTTTGAACTTCTTTTAATTTGTTTATTACTTCATTTACATCACTGGTTTTTAAATAATTGTTTTTTTCTTCATTGTATTTAGATTTAAATTTTGGAAAAGGTAAGTCTTTTTGATCAGAATTTATAATCACAGTTTCATCTGGATTTAAATTACGAGCACTAGTTGATTTACCCATTCCACTTTTACCTACTACAAATACTAATTTTGCCATAAATATTTATTTTTAAAGTTAACGTCAATTTTGTTAACAGTAAAATAAATATTTTATTGTATTGATTTCATACTATCATTTTTTCTATAAGCCATTATATCAAATGTAATACCAGATTGAGAATTATCTATATAAGTTTTATGAATTAATACTCCGTTTCTATATATATAACTTTCATTTCCAATAATTTTACTAATTATCATAATTTATTTATTATAAGCTAACATTTCAGCTGGTATTGCTGGATATGATTTATAATTTTCTAATTTAAACATATCAATTCTAAGTTTATTTATAATTTTATCTACAGATAACTTCCCAACTAAATCACTATCTGTCAAATAATGAAATTCATCTAACATTAATAATTTACATTTATCGTACTTATTAACATCTCTACTCAACTGCTCTTTAACAGCATTTAAATGAGGTTCATAAATATGGACATTACTTAAATCACCTATAATACCTTTTGGCACCATATTAGTCATCTTACCTATAATCTGTGCTAAAAGTGCGTAGGAAGCGATGTTAAAAGGTAACATTTTATTCTATAAAGTTCGTTACTGCTTTATACGTTCATTAAGATAATTTTTTAGAAAACCTTGATATTTTCATATATTTTAAATGATTATTATCATCTAAACATACAAATATATCATGATTATCAACAGACTTTCTTAACCAATTAGAATCTGGTTCTTTTTGTAATAACATACCTTTATAACCACATCCAAATGTAAATGATTTGGTTGGTTCTAAACAATATAATAGTACTTCATTTTTAAATTCTATTTCAAGAATTCCTGTTTTTATTTTTTTCATATTTATCTATTTAAACTGCTGCATATTACTATGCAGATTAGACTATATCTTCACTCATTTCTGAGGACTAGCGTTTCCAACCACTTGGTTGTACTCCCATAAGGGATAGTCGTTCGGCATTTATTTTTTATAAAACTGTGGATAATTTTTTGATTTTACTCTATTTTGAATTGCAGTTATAGACATATTATAATATCTCGCTGCTTCAGCATAAGAAGGGAATTCTTTTTGTTCACATATAATTATATGTCCATTTTTATTACCTTCTTTATACATTTTAGTTTTATCTTTTTCTTGTCCAATAATATTCCAATTTTTAAATTTATCATTTAATGAATTACATCTATATCTAATAGTTGTAACTGGTAAATTTAAAGCAATTGAAGCTTTATGGAAAGAATTA